ACGACCGCTCGAATCCCGTTTCAACGGCATGATTGCTTCCGGCCCGGCCTCTCCCATCAGTCCGGCCCCGTTTGCCATAGGAAAGATCGTCGGACGGGTAACGATACCCCCGCTGGCAAAGGGGATCAGGCCGCCATGATAAAACACATTGCCCATCGCCGAATTCAAAGTGCCCGACCCCGTAAACCCGCTAAAAGAACCCATAATCGAGGCGGAGATCCCCTGGGCAATGGGAACCATGACCGTGTATTGCAAAACCAGATTGGCAATCTCTTTCGTAAACGACGACAGGGCTTCGGAGGCACTTTTAGCCCCCCAGATAATGTCCGTAAAGGCATTGGTAAAAGCCGAACCCACACCGTCAGCGATGGATTTAAGGGTCTTCATGCGTTCCAGGTTTTCCAGTTCCAGCTCTAATCCCTTTGAAGCCTGGGTCGCCTGGTCTATCGAATACCCCAATTCTTCATACGCGACACGCTGATATTTAATGGTTTCGGTCCAGATTGCAGCCTGCCGATCTGTCAAGGTCATGGCGTACTGCTGGTCCCGGACAGCACGCGTCGTATCGTTCATGCGTTTAATGATGTCAGGATCAGCATACCCACCGGCTCTTTCATACATTCCCCCGGTCAATGCAGGCATATTGGCATGAGCACCGACAGCCGGGGCCGTCTGTCCCTGCGACAGGGGATATTTTTTCTCAATCGCATCGATTTCAGAGCGAAACGCCCCATACGCCCTTGTCAGTTCAGCACTCAAATCAGACGGCGTAAACTGTTTGATTTTTCCCAGGGCGGTTGCGAAGTGGTCTTCCATTTTCTTGCCTACAGCGTCCCAAGAACCAGAGGATGCCGAGGGGTATCGCGATTCATATCTAGATTGCTGGGAGTCCAGATAGTCCTGAATCTTCTTTTCAGTCAGGGTATCAAGCTCTTTCCGATAGGCGGCTGCTTCCGCTGGCCCCATGATAACCCGGCCCTGCGAAGCCAGTTCATTTTGAGCCAAACGTTTCATTTCATCGGCGATCTGGAAACGGTCTGATTTGATGGCAAGGCCTTTCTCAATCCACCGTGTCATATTGACAGCGATATCAGCAAATATCTTTTCCAGAACCTCCATCAAGGACTGACCCCAGGCCTTGAACAGGACCAAAGAAGCATCAAGGCCATATTTTATCCCGCCCCCGAAGTCAGACGAAAAGTAACCGATGAATAGTTTGATATTGTCAGTAACCCAGTTGATCCCAGCAACGAACTTCTCAGACCACATCGCAATCCGATCCTGATTATTCAAGAGCCAGTCTGTGATTGCCGCTGCGGCTTCCTTGATCATCGGCAGAAATGCCATACCGATAGCCTCGGCAGTATCGCCAACCGCATTCCGCAATTGCATCAAGGCCCCGGAGGCGGTTTTTGTTTCATCCGTCGCCAGGGCATAGGCTTCCACCCCGACCTTTATGATCTGGTTAAACTGTTCCTGTTTGGATTTTGATGTATCCAGGGCGATTCCATGCCGGGCAAGCATTTGGGTATGGCCTTGATAGGCCCGGCCCACTAATTCTACAGCCGGAGCCAGTTCCATATTGTATTTTGCGGCTAATCCAATCGCAGCCTGAGTGACTTCTTTGAGCCGGGTTGTATGAACGCCCATGTTTTTCAGGGCAGTCATCTGGGCCATGATCTGGTCATCGCCGTAAATGGTATTTCGCTGCATTTCCGATGAAAACCGGGTCAAAATATCAAGATTGTTCTTGGTATCGGCCCCGACCAGCCGCAAGGCTGAAGATAAGTTGCGATATGCCTTTTCCTGGTCCAGGGCATTTTTGAGGATATACCCGGCAGTCAGGCTGGCCCCCAATGCCGCGGCAAGTCGTGTCACAACGCTCATCGTTGACGTGGCAGCAGACTTGACGGTATGGGTTGCCGCGGTAAATGTCGCGGCTCCGGTCATCGCTGCCCTGGCATCAATTCCGAGTTTCAATGTAGGCATCTAAGTACACCTTGTCCAACGCTTTGATCAGATCGTGGTAATAGTGGACATCGCGGATTTCATTGATGTCACACCATACCTTGATTTCACTCAGTGGTATCGGGTTTGGATTAAACCCGCTGGTTCGGCACTCATTTAATTCCCGAAAGGCCCGCCAAACCTCGTCTAAATCTTCATAGAGGGCCGGGAAGTCAGCCGGGACCTTCTTTTTTTTGATCAGAAAGTCCAGATGCTTCCCATTTTTTAAATGCCATTTCAGGAACAAGACAAATTTTCTTTGGCCTCTTCAACTTCGACCGACCGATAGGCTTCCGATTCCCCGGCTGTCGAAACCACAAAACTGAAAAAATCTTCCAGCGTCGGATCCTTGAAAAACTCCAGGGCCTTGGCCGCCGAATAGGGGATGTTCTGGCCGTTGTCGTCTTCCAGGTTGTCCCAGCCGATCAAGATGTGCTGGGCAATGGCCGGTTTCAACAGGTCAAGCCGCTCGTCTGCGGGCATGAGATTGTGACGAATCCGGTTCATGTGAGGCTTTAAGATCATTTCCACGGCATCCCGATAGGCCTTGTTGCCGATGCTGGCAATCTTGAGCCGGATTCCCGCGGCGTAGTCCACCCAGACGCCTTCTTTGGCCTTTTTCAGGTCTGTTTTTAAAGTTCCAATCTTTGCCATATTACTTCTCCATGATACGATTTATTGACTCCTTTATGGGCGGCGACACTTCCCAATGAACCGTCAAACCGCCCACAGGAGGAGTAATGATGCCTCTTAAGCTGCAAATTTCGCAATGCGCAGGGACACCTTATCCAAGGTTCCCATGAACGCGGTATAGGCCAGTTCCGCCATGACATCCGAGTTCAACGCCCCGCCGTTTCTCTGGCCCGACGAGAATTTCACCCCGGGCATGTCAAACACATACGCGTTGCCGGCCACATCGACCACGACGAAGGCAAACGAGGTGACGGTCTGGTTCAGGTACTTATCAATCAGGGTCTTGTTGTTATAGTACGCCGTCAGATTTCCCGTAATACTGACGGTTCCGGAGCCGATTTCAAAGGCCCCCAGAGCACCGATCTTCTGTTTGGCCCGCAGGTTGTTTTTGAGGGTAATCGACAGTGCCGAGGCATCCATCGCATTCATATTCTCGAAAATCGAGGTGATATTTTCGACGGCATTGACCGCTTCGGTTGTCGTCGCCGGGGTATAACCCGTCCCCCCCGACGTGGCAAGCGAGGTCTCCTGTTTGCCGATGAACGACAATCCCCCGGTGATAATCTGATCCACGCTGATATTCAAGGCCAACTGCTCCGGCATCATCCCGGTAAACAGGGCGATTTCATGGGACAGGTCTTCATAGGTCCGCTCGATATTAAACGAGGTCTTGGATACCCCATTGAACACGACAGCTCCCTGTTTGAGTGTCACAGCATTGCCCTCCGCTTCTGTGACCAATGTCCCGCCAGTGACGACAAGCTTGCCCGCGGTCTTGCCGATAATCTTGAAATAGCCATTGTTGGCGGCTTCGGTGAATCCCGTCACCTTGATCCACTGATTGACAGCCAGGTCCCCAAAACCATTGCCCGAGTCATTGAATGAATTATCCGCCGACGCCGCTGAAATCGTCGCCGCATTGACCGTGATGACGGTTGACCAATCCCCCTGCTTGATTGTGACCGATTCCCCGGCTGTATCATTGACCAGGGTACCGCCTGAGACAATCAGTTTGGCCGCCGTCGCCGATTCCACCTTGAAAAATCCATTATTGGCCGGATCCCCGGTAAAGCCTGTCACCTGAATGAACTGCCCTGGGGCGATCCCGCCGAATCCGTTGGCCGAATCATTGAACGAATTATCGGCTGCCAAAGCCGAGATCGTAATTGCCGTTACCGTAACCGCCGTTGGATTGTGCATCAGGACCGCCAGCAGCAGATCATCAAAGGTCCCGAACGAGAACTCAAAATTAATATCCCCATCGGCCCCGACATTATTTCGCTTAATCCCGCTGATCTGGCGGTCGGAACGAATCTCATTGGAGGTTGTCGTTTGCTGGGTTTGCTTCAGGCTTTCGCCGGTATGTCGCAAAATCTGCAAATTGGCCCCGGTCTTCTGGACGCCGAAGGAGCTTTCTTTCACATACGCCAATCTGACGCGATTTGAATCACTCATTGTATCATCCTTTCAGTAAATCCTTACCTTATTCGTTTACATAAAACGGACAGGTAACATTGACCTGCCATGAATCATCCCGCCGTCCTATGGTTTTGACGGACGGAGTTTGAAACTGAATCCCGCTGATGGAAACGCTTTTAAATGCATCCTCAATATGGGCCGCCATGATCCTGGCGGCCTTATCGCCGGTCCCCAGTGGATAGAATAACTGGGCAATCATGACGCCCGCGGTACGATAACCGCTGACGATTTCGGTCTGGAACGATTCCCCATCCAGAATCGACAGCCGACACCAGGGCAGATTAGGTTTTGCCATATCCTGATTGTCGTACTGCGTCACCAGGCTTTCAGGGTCCGCGATTTGTACCTTGAACCGTGACCGGATCGCATTGGTTGTAGTCGTGGTGATCATTCCACCGCCTTTGAAAACAGGATATTCAGTTCTTCTAGGGTCAAAGACATCATCCCTTCAGGGGCTTGCCGGCTGCTTCCCTCTTCCAGGAATTCGATGTAATCGACATTGTTGGAAATCCAGACAACCTGGTATGGCGGTAAATCGCCAATCGCCGCAAGGCCTTTTTTTATCGTGTCGCCGCCGGACTTATCCACGGCATCAATGGCTGCGGTTGCGGGACGGCCTATCGTCACCTGCCAATTTCCTCTGGCCCGGCCCGTATCAACCGGGGTTTTCATGACCAGCCGCTTCAGGGCTTCAAGCACAATCTTCTTCTGGAGCAAGGCCACCTTCTCGGGAACAAGGCTCTTCACAAAGACATCGACTTCTTTGTTAAACTGTTTCAAATGGGTCTGGGTTTCATCTATCATTATCGCCTCAATTGAAGCATATAAAGAACAACCTGGTCCTTGCTGTAAACTGGCTGCGAATCAATAATCTTCCATTCTTTGGAATCCATGATCACCTTCATCGTGGACGGTTCAGGAACAAATTCCAGGCCGGACGCCGCGATACCCGTCTGCATATCCCCGACTTTAACCAAATCCCCATCCATGTATTTTGCACCGTAGGGATATGGCGGGATGATCTTTTTCTGATAGTCCACCGCGTCCCCCAGCGTCGTTTCGCCCGTTGCCGGATTGTATGCCGCAGTCGGATACAATCTGAACGTCACCGTCTTGCCTTGTGACTCAATCAGGCGATAGGCTGTCTCTATCATTTCCATTCCCTCGAATGATCTGTTTTCCATGTTTGGCCAGCATCTGCCCTACCAAACCAATACTTAGTGGGACTTCGAACCGATTCCACTATTTAAAATACCAGACCGGATCGTGTCATTCCTTTTGCTTCCAGCACATCTGACACGGTTCTTTGCTACCGGACAAGGCCGTGACCAAATCAATTTCAAACCCATTTCTCGCGTAATAACATCCCTTTTTATGAAATTTCTTACCCGCCAAAGTCACCCAGACGGTCGGCAATTCAGACGGCTCCGGATCAACTTCAGTCGTTGGATTGTCGTTTTTCACAGACCAACAACGGCTCAGATTTGCCAGGTCTTGTAACTGAAAACTCTGTTCTCCATCTTGCAGCCAGTGAGCCGCGATATAGGCAAGATACTCCTTATGAGTCATCCTGTACATCGATGAAGAAGAAATCCATCGCTTCGCGTTGACCCTTTGGGCTTTGGTTGATGGATAAACAATAAGCACAACGCCTTCCTTATCGATACAATACAGCCATTTGGGAATAGAGGTCGTATCCGCCATCGCCGCCTGTTGGATCGCCCGTTGGGTATGCAGCGCATTCGTAAAGCCAGCGGTCAATGCAGTCACTGCAACGGCTAACGTCAGAACAACGATAAACGCATATTGCTTAACCATAGTTAACCTCGCATCATTTGAGTTGAACTGTTGATTAGGGGCCGGATGAGGGCATCGATTTTAGGATATTGTTTCATGGGCATCTTGCCGCCGATATAACTGATGCTTTGCGACAGAGGCCCCACCGTCGAACTTTCACTTGCAATGGTCCCGGTTTCAATCACGCCAAGCAGGTCATCCCCGGCGATAATACGCAAGGCGGCTTCAACTACAGCAGACACCAGGCAGGCGGGCATTGCATCGTCAGGGTATTCATA